GCCACAACGGAATTGACATTGCGTACAATAATAGAGACACAACAAGGAGTATGTTTCCTGGTGTGGTTAGGTACTCAAAAAGAGGGTGGAATGGCGGCTATGGTAACCTAGTTATCATAAGACATTTTAACGGTCTTGAGACTTACTACGCCCACCACAGAACTTTATTTGTGGAGCAAGGAGACACATTAGAGTCAGGAGATGCTATCGGCTTAGTAGGGTCTACAGGACATTCTACAGGCCCCCACCTCCACTTAGAAACAAGATTCTTAGGTGTGCCTATTGACCCTGAGTTAATTATAAACTTAGATGACTCAACTCTTGTAAGTGATAGTATTAATTTAATTAAAAAAGGTAGACAATATATTACCCATGGGATATAAAATCATAAAAAAAGTTAAAGTACACTCTCAATTACCCGCTTCTAGCGTATATTTGTTAGATAGTATGGGGGTGGTGTTAAACTTAGAATCGAAAGAAGAGGCTAAAACTTTAGTAGACCTCTTGAATGTTAACGCAGACAACAATACTGAGTATAATGTCGCAAAGAATAAATAGTATGGGTGATTCAAAAAGACCTAAGTTCTACAACAAGGACATAGAAACGTGGGATTATATCGCAGCTCACAACTTGGATTTCTTCGAAGGAAATATCATCAAGTATGTGACTCGTCACAAATCGAAAAATGGTTTGGAGGACTTGGAGAAGGCAAGAGTTTATTTAGATAAACTAATTTCAATAACTTATAAAGATTATAATCATGATTTATAGAATGGGAAGTAGAGGACGAATGGTAATGGAAATTCAGTCCTTTTTAGGTGCTGTCGATGTCGATGGCATATTTGGTCCTCAAACAGAGGGTGCAGTGAAGACCTTTCAAAAGGTCAGAGGTTTAGTAGTTGACGGACTTGTTGGTCCTAAAACACTAGAAGCTATGAGTCTGTTAGATACGGATTTAACCGTAGACAAAGCTATCGACTCTAAGTTTGCTTATGATACTCACTACCTGCCTACAGGAGAGTACCTAAACGGTCCTACTACAAAGGAATATGCGTTCTTGCATTTCACGGCAGGATGGCACAACCCTTACAAGTGTATCGACCATTGGGGTAGAGACAGCAGAGGGCGTATTGCAACTGAGTTTGTGTTAGGAGGCCCTTCTATCAAAGGCAATGATGATACCTATGATGGTAGAATGGTGCAGGCTTTCCCATCAGGAGCATATGCTTGGCACATCGGTAGAAATGGTTCTCAATATATGCACGAGCATTCTGTAGGATTAGAAATTTGCAACTGGGGTTACCTAAAAGAAGGTAAGACTTGGGCAGGTGTAAAAGCAGACCCTTCCCAAATTGTAACTTTATCTGAACCTTTCAAAGGTATGACTGAGTGGCATAAGTTTTCAGATGCACAGATAGAGCAAGTTCGTGAATGGTTATACTTTATTGCTGAGAGAGACGGCATAGACATCCGTGAGGGTCTTCCTAAGTGGATTAAGCAAGAAGGTGCAAAGGCTTTCGAATGGAGAGATGAAGCATACAGGGGTCTTGTCAAAGGTGTGTTGTCTCATACAAACACAAACAAAGGTAAGTGTGATATTCATCCACAACAGGAGATGATGGATATGTTAGTGAGCCTGTAATGAAGAAGATAGGCCTCAACATGATTGTAAAGAACGAGAGCAAGGTTATTAAACGGCTCTTGGATAGTGTGGCACCCATAGTTGATTGGTACACTATAGTTGATACAGGTTCCTCTGATGATACCATAGATACAATCAAAAGTGTCATGGACACACACGGTATAGAGGGAGAAGTTATCAGCCATGAGTGGGTCAATTATGCGGATGCTCGCAACAAAGCACTAGAAGAACTCAAGGGTAAAGCTGAGTGGGGGTTTTGGATTGATGCTGATGAAGAAGTTATTTTAGATAACTTAAATATGTCAGCCTTACTTGAACAGCTTTCCAAGTGTAATAATTTAGGTGTGGAGGTGAAATATAGTGGGACTGTCTACACTCGTGACCAATTTTTCAGAGCAAATGAAGATTGGAAATGGGTGGGGGCAGTCCA